CGACTAACCAGTTGCCTCAACGACTACCCGGGCCCCCACCCGAAGGTGGTATAATTCGGTAGCCGCCCCACCATGGTGGCCCGTCTCGAGGGCGAGCGCCGCTCTGTTGCCACAGCTGGACCGAGCGGTAAGTCCAGCCTAGGGGGTTCACGCCGTGCAACCCCGGGCACGCTGACCGGCCGAACACGCGACAGCCACACAGCACAACACTGTGTTTTAAGCGCACCTAACACCAAGGGGGGGCGAGTGGTACTCACGGGGGCTTGTTGTCACCCCAGGCTTTCCCCCAGCTCGTGGACCGACGCCTTGGCTATGGTTCCGCAGCGCGCAACGACACGCAATCAGTCGACTTGGGCGTCGAGGTAGCTCTCAAGGAGCCCGGGGTCAGTCGACCACAACCGCTCCAAGGATGGAATCTCCACAACCGAAGCCGCATGCCCAACAACAAACGGCATCTTTTCCATCCTCAACTGTGCCTCCGGGTCTACGCCGAAAGCACGAGCGAAACTGTCCCGGCACTCACGAGTCACCTCGACGACATCCTCCTCCCCGGCAAGCCAGGCTCCGACTACAAAGTAGTCCCGAAGCGACTCTTCAGCCGCCTGCTTGACCACGCCCGTGGCCCTGAGGACACCCAACGCGGCGGCCTGCAAGATGGGAACCCCCAAAGCAAGTGAGAGTTCACACCTTGCCACACCATTAAGCCACCGCCGCCCGTAACGGGGCTCTGTCAGCCAACGATGAGAAGCACCGAAACCTGACAGAACCTTGGTCCACTCCCGAACCATGGTCCAGCCCAAACCATGCCCGAGAAAGACCGGGGCGGACTGCCCAAAACGGACAGCCTCGAGTGACGTCACTGGCTTTTCTAGCGTCACCTCGTGCCCAGAATCAGCGAGTATCCGTTGGGAGAAGTCCCGAAGAATGGCCGGAAGGTCGCCTTCCTCACAGAAGACTAGCGCGTTGTCACCGTCAACCAGCAGATCAAAGGAGAACCCTCGACCAGCCAGGACAGCTGCCACGGCACAGAGCATTATGATGGTATTGCCCATGCCAGTGTTAAAATCGCCGCTAGCGCGACCGCCCTTCCGCCTGAACTTCACCCCAAAGGACGTGGTACCAACCAAAGACAGTTGGTGCCGCAACAGACTGTAGAGACCCCGTACGCGGCGGTACGCAGACAGGTATACAGAATGCTCCCTCTGAAGCTGTGCCCGAGTGACGTGGGCTTCGAAAGCCTTGGCGTCCACCTCAAACACCACGCACCTGGAGAAATCGCCAAACTTGCGAACGATCAGGTTCGCCCGTTGGCGGGGAGAAAGACCCTTGGCCACAACCCTGGTTCTAGAGTGTCCGGCCCCGAAGAGCGCCGCGAGAGACAACCGGCCCCAAAGCCAGTGCTCAAACGGCTTCAGCCAAGAAGCGAGCATGAGGTTGTACCTGGGTGATCTGGGAAAAATCATCCTAGGTTTGGCCACCGCTGCAGGCTTCAACTTCTCAGCCTTCAGAAAGGCGCGAAGCTTGACGTCCCGCTCGCCAAGCGGGCCGTCAACGCGCAAACTCCTTTCCGCCTCCAGATACCTACGGCGCAAACTACCACTATAAGATAGCGCCGTTTCCAGGTGACTCCACTTATTCCCGTCATAGCGCCGCACCCACCGAGCTAAGCGGAGGGCGACACCACGAAACCCAGGGCCAACCGGTGCGGTTGACGGGACTGGTAGAGGAGCCAGAGACCGCAAGCAAAGCGCGGCGATCTCGTTGTGGATGCAGTTGGCGTGAACACCGGGGACCCAGGTGCCTGGCAGCCCCGACCTCCACGCCACCCTCATCTTGCGTTTCCTCTGGTGGTCGCAGACCACGTCGCCCTTTACCTCCATGGAGGCCCCGCCCTGCAGCGGGAGGTCACGGGGGCCGGTGCCAACACAATGACCAAAAGAGCAAACGGGTCCGCCCTAAGCGGTTTCCCACCAGAGGGGTTCAGATTCCCCAGGATCCGGCAGCGACGAGGCAAGACGCCTCTCGCTGCAAGACGGATCGAACGCGAACCTCAGCGCACCCGGCAGTGCGTAGTAGGTGTCGACCTCAGAGAGGCCGGCCTTCTTACACCACTCAATCGCACGCTGGCGAAGAGCGGAAATAAGAACCGCGTCGCGCTTTCGGAGAAGCGCATAGGAACCGAGCTTGGCGACCATATCGGGAAACAAAAGCTCCCGAGAACCGTCCGATAGCTCCACGACAAGGTAGGTTCGCTTGGAGTAGAAAGCCTCCTCACCACGGGCAGCAGCCCGCCGTGCCTCGGCATTCCCAACCTCAAGAAACCTCGGACCATCGTCGCGAGATCGCCAATCAGGACATCGGAGTGTACCACCTCCGATTATTCTTGCCCCGTCGGGATAGTGGGCGAGGAGCAGGTTGGCGCCAGGCCGGCGGTGCCACGCGGGGAGGTCTGGTCTCCACCACCCGCGCACGAACCAACCGACGACGCCAGGGGCCGGCCCCAGCAAACCCTCCATCGCGCGCACCCAACGGGCACGCCGACGAAGCCGGTGTACAGCCACCCCAGCTTGGGCCATGGTGAGAAACCGCTCCTCACCAACACCCTCACTGCGGAAGAAAGGCTTGTTCAAGTCGTCCCTAGGTTGTCCATCCCTAGGGTCGACCCGCCAAGGCCGGGGCATGGCCTCGACATCCAAAGGGTCTCTGTACAAGCCATTGGGGAACAGGACGGCGACCAACAGCCAGAAGGCTGCAAGCCACGGCAGGCACAAGACCAACCAAACCGTCCATACGACCATGAGGCGTCCAACCCTCATGGAAAGCGAGAGAACCCGCCAGCAGAAACCCTGCAGCCCAAACAGTCCGAACAGCAGCCACGAAACCAACCACGGCAAACCCAGGAGAAGAACCTGAGCGCACAGCAGGAGGAGCCAGAAGACGACGAGGGATAGGACCCAACTCACCTGGAGGAGGATGCCCTGCACCACGCCCAAGAGCGCGATGAAGACAACATCCAACCACCAGGGAGGGATCTCGACCACCACCTCGAAAGACCACTGGGGCCACAAGAGGAACAGCCGGAGCAGCAAGCCCGTAGGCTCCTGCGCGGGGGGGGCGTAAACCACGACACCAGAACCCACGCCCGGGGCCCTGGCTGAAACCGCGATGACAGCAAGGAGCACAACCCAAAGAAAACGCATGGATGTGGCTGTCATGTGTGGAGGGTTCCTACCGGTCCCGGCCCGGTGTGGAACCCCGCCCAAAGGAAGGCCGTGACAGCCGCAGGTGGGCATCCCAAGCCCAGCCACGGCTGCCGAATCACCGCCTGGAAGCGGGCCCCCTCACAGCGGAAGCGTACTGGAGTATTGCCGCAAACGCGGCCACGGGGTGGGAAACCCCAGGAAAACCC